TTTGTCCGTTAACCTCTTGGAACACGATTTGGAAAGAAGGGAATTGCTTACCTGTCTTAGCATCGCTATTGATTTTTTGAGGAATCAATACACCATAGTTACGCTTCTCTGGAACAGCACTTCCTGGATTGAAGTTGTACACCGATTCTGGAGAGAACATATTGTTCAAGTAGAAATGGAATGTGAAACCATCAATTGAGAAAGAATTGAAACCATAAGAAACTGAAGCCTCTTCAGAACCACCTACTGAAGCATAACGGATAGCACCATTGTTGTAAGAACCAAACAATAAGTCGTTAACCGCTTGTCTTTGATAGATATCTTGTAAGAAATGGTATTCACCCGGAGAACCGTAGAAATTCAATGTACGAGTCAAAGTATGAATGTTAGCGATAGTTGGACCAGTAGAAGCTGTGTACTGAATAGTAGAACCACCAGCAGCGACTCTTGGAATAACTCCTAATGTACCAACTGAACCACCATAAGAACCTAAGTTATCAACTGCAACACCTTCCATAATTTTGAAGAAAGCATTGTTCATGTAACGCTTGTTCATATCATCCATAGCAAGGTAGTAGTAATAATGTTGTCCATTACCAAAATCAACCTCGTTCTTTTCAATATCAGCACGGTCAGTAATTGTGAAGTCATCTCTATGTTCAGTAGTAGTATTTGTAATCTTGTCTAAGATTGGAGCAATACCATTTAATTTACTAGAGTTTTCACCAATGTTTACCGCACCTCTTAATAATAAGAAATCTGTAGCCAACAAGTTAGCAGAACCAGCAGATACAAAAGCATCAGCAGCTCTTACAGGACGAATGTCAGCAGTAGCAGGGTAACTAGAGTTACTAACTGCAACAACTTGTCCTTCAATACCTGAAGTCATAATACGTACAACCTCACCTACTCTTAAAGGAATAGTAGAGTTGTAATAGTAAGGGTCATTAGCATAAGTAGAACCAGAAGAACTACCAATACTAACTGTAACAGTAGCACCAGCAGATGGAGCAGTTACAGCAGCTTTAACGCCTACAACTGAATGTAAGCCTCTTTTTTCATAGTGGTAGAAAGTTCTGTTGTCAGACTTTGCTTCCATTACTGAGTTTCCTAATGCCATTTGTACTAAGGCATAGTTTTCGTTACCATAAATTCTAACCAATTGCTTTTCAAAAGAACGGTCAAAAATGTTAAGGTTGTTAAGCAGGGTACGGTTGACTGCTGATGTAGCAATACCGGACTGAGCGTAAGTAGGCAATGTATTAGCCATATTGTTTTATTTTAGTTTTTAATATTGATTTTGTTGTTTGTGCCCCATAAAAAGTTTGTCTAATAAAGACTTCTCTTCGTCTGCGGCACTTGGTCTATAAGTAGCTTGTTGTTCTACATCTGTGGTAATATTTTTCCTTTGTTTCAACATTTCAAGTCTTGTTTGATTAGCAGTTTGGCTAATCACAGACTGAACTATCTTCTCAAAGTTATCAGCAATATACAAATCTTTTAAAAGTTTTTCGGAGTTGTACTTACCATCTTGGTAGTATCTTTCTCCGTAATAATCCTGTAAACTTTCTGCCGCTTCACGGTACTTTGATGCCTCCTGCGCAGGGATTTCAAACTTACCATTGATGCTAAGACTTGCCTTGTCGTCTTTCCAATTGAATGGAATGGCTCCTATACGCGATTCAACTCCATTTAAACTATCTAAGAACTTCTGCCTTTCTTCTTGGGCTTCAGTATCTTCTTGAGGTTTAGCTTGTTGTTGTTGCGTATATTGCGGAAATTTTATTTCCTCAGACATACTTTCAAAAAACTCTCTTGCCTCAGAAACATCATTCTTGACTTTCTGATTCAATTTTTTTTGTTCTCTTTTGAGCTTGGATTCGTCAAACGCAAACTCATCAATAGAATATTTTTCTTGATATTCAGCCTCTATATCTTCGTTATCAAACTCTGGGTTCTTAAACTTGATATAAGACTTTAATACCTCATCATCTCCTTTTGTTTTAATCTCATCAGCTATCTTCTTATTGTAAAGAATATCAGCTACCTCATTAATCCTACCTTCAGCTATGAGATTATATAACGTCTCAGAAGTTTCATTCTCAAATTTTATTTGCTGAGCTTGTTGCTCTTGCAAAGCAGTTTGCAATTCTTCCCAAGAAGAATACTTGCCATCTGTTCTTTGTTTAATAAAATCTTCTTCATCTAATACCTCTTCTTCATTTTGCAATGGTTGCTCTTCAACAATCTCTTGTTGAATTAATTGAGATGCCTGAGCTTCTTCAACTTCTTTTAATTGCTCAGCTGATAATGTTCTAGCAAACTCTTGTAAAGGGTCTAGGTCTCTAGTCTCTACTGGAGTTATTGTTTGTTCAGCTGGAACCTCTTGAGCAATTGGTGCTGCCAATTGTTCCTGATTTACCGAGGTATTCTCGGTTGTTGTTTCTGTTAAAGAACTGTTTGCTTGTGTTTGTTGCTCAGCAGCGTACTGTTGAACGATGTCTGTGATTTCCATATATTTTGTTTTTGGGATTTACTTGTCCTAAACTAATCACAAATATAATGTTTTTTATATTACAAAAAAAAAGAGGCGACTAAGAATAGTCACCCCATTTAATCTATGAAAACACACACACAAAGAAAGCTGTTTTATTCTGCCCCTTCTTGAGGCTGTTCTTGTTGAGCTTGCTCAGCTTGTTGAGCTTGCATTTGCTCTTGTTGTTTTTGCTGCATCTTTTCTTGAACAGCTGAACCTAAAATAGAGTCAGCCATTTGTTTAATATCATCAGGCAATGGTTGTCCTGTTTTTAAAGATTCCATATACATATTAGTAGCAAACTTAATCAACTCTAAGTCTCTATCAGAATCTCCCTTAGTCTTATTTACAGCCATTTTCCCTTGAGAAGATAATTGCTCTAACTGAGCATCTTGTTGCATCTTTTGTTGGGCTGATTGCTGTTGAAGCTGAGCATTCATTTGGGAGTTTTTTTGAGCAGTTTCCTCTGCCTCTTTCTTAGCTCTCTTTATGCTCTTAGATAAATACAACTCAGCTAATTTAACATCATCTATATTCTTAATCTTAAATACTTGCTCATAGGTCAACATACCAGCCTGTAAAGCTTGCATCATTAAATTGTTTAATTCTGCTTTTTCTTTGTCATCTGGTAACATTTGAACCTTAACATCAAAAGTCATATCTAAAAGACTTATATCATAGCCTTCCATTTCTTTATACTTGGTAGCCTTAAATACAACAGAATCCCATAACATCATAGAAACCTTTTCAGCTGTCTCTTCCATAACAGTAGAGAAACCATCGTAAATGTATTCTGTAGCTGAATTAGAGGCTTGTATTTGACTTTGCATTACACCAAGACCAGTCTTAACAGGAACACTTGAGCCATCTCTGTATTCAGAAATTCCCATTTCCTCTCTTAGTCTATCTAACTCAAAGTTATACTGGCCTATTAACATATTTAATTGAGCAACATTACCATTGTTAGGTAATTGTTGAATAGGGAATGATTTAGGAGTGCCATCATCATTTTTAGAATTCCAATATACCCTACCTGTTTGGTCGTATATTTTCATTAATTTTAATGGCTCAATAGTATTACCTAAACCTAAATCAACATCAGAGAATCCTTCTATATCAACCGCAAACCCATCTGGCTTCATTAAGGCAATCAATTGTTGCATCTTTAATCTAATAACCAACATCTGCCTAATAGGGCCCATAGCCTTTTCAATCATAGAAGGTATCAAATTCCCATTAGCATTAGGACAAATAACAGAGTAACTAAACATTGCATCTACTCCATTATTATAAGGTCTAATTGTGTTAGAGGTTAAATTCCATTCTAACATAATTTCTGTCTCACAAGCCCATACTCCATGGTATATATTCATCATCTTAGACTCAATAACCTCGCCAGATAATTCCTGTCCTTCTGGTGCTACTGGCTTACCTTGTTTAGGAATAGCAAGTACATTACCAAATTTATTTTCAGTTTTAACTGTATATTCTACATCAGTAGTCTTTACTTCAAAGTCAAAGACAAGAACCGAGTAGTCATCATAGGGCCTAATTTCTGTGTATTTATATGAATCTCTCCAATAAAGGTTTTCAGACCTCTTAAGTTCACGAGAAGCTTTTTGACCAAGTTTGAATAGCGTTTCTTCATCTAGATTGTATTTTTTTCTGATTACTGAAATCTTCATTGGCTTTACCTCGCCTATATATCCTAAGTCTTTACCATTGTCTGTCTCAAATACATTGTATATTAAATTCTCAGGTTTAACCCTTTTGATTTTAATGTTATGATTAGAGTCAAAATAAACCTTGGTGGCTGCAAAATTTACATCCACAATATCTCTTATTAAGGTTCTTTTTAAAACCCCATAATCGTTTTCGTCTAATATTTTTTTAATCTTAGTCTCAAAAAGTATTTCTTCTGGCAGTCTATATTCTAAATCAAAATACAAAGCCATGTCATCCTCATCTTCAGGCATAAACTTCTGAGACTCAATTTGATGTCCTATTTGTTCTTCAAGAGCCATTATCTGCTCTTTGTTCTTCATTCTAAAGGCAGCCTCTTGTTTCTCCATTTCTTTAATAGAAAAACTCATATCATCAGTAGCCTTAACAATAGGCTTCTCTCTTCTTGACATAAAAGAACCTAAAAGTATTTCAACAAATTTAGGTGCAATTTTAATTGTACTCCAATCTAAATTAATATATGTTTGATTACCCTCTACTCTTAACAAATCCATAAATTCCTTCATAGAGTTGGTACCCATAGAAAATTCTCTATTGGCTTTCCAGATCCTATATCTACGGCCATAAAATCCATCGCTATTTCTATCAGCTGAATTAAATATTCCTTGTGCAACCTTTAAGCCATATTCCTTGCTCCTTTTTTTGGAGGGCTTATCCATGTGCATATTTAAAAGAGAATCCAAAGATGAAAACATATTCTTGTGTTTCCTACAAATGTACTAAATTATTTTGAACCCCAATTGTATATGCGTTTGGTGTACCATTCGTCTTTATTTCCTGTGTTCTTTAACCAATTGCCCAAAAGCTCAATTCTCTTCCCTTTATCCTTTGGCATTTTTTTAAGACCTTGTTCCCAAAATGGTTTCATTAGTTTTACATAGGTAGCTCTTCTGCTTTCCAACTCCTCTGGGCTATACTTACATTCTTTATTAGGACCAGTTTCTTTTTTAATTTGGCTGACGTCTTGTTTAATTCCAGCCATATGCCAAAACCTGATCTTCATATTCTTCTCGTAATATTCTACAATCTCCCTACCCTTGTCTAAAAGGAAATAAAAATCCCTCTTATCTCTATTTACTAATCCTATACTCATTAGGTATTTAAAGTCCACATAAAGATATGACACTGGTATTCCCAACTCTGTAAAGTCTTTTTTCATTCTATTGACACTTGTAAAATCCCTTTCGTACATATAGAATAAACACATTAACCTTTTGTTGTTTAATTTACTAGGTAATGGTTTTAATAATTGATTAGATATATATCCTAAATACATAAGCCACTTTCTTCTCTTCAGCTGAAAGTGCATATTCTTTATGTAGTTATTTCTTTTGCGAACTTGGGCTTCTAATACCTTTACTCTTTCTTTGTAGGGTGTTAATAAGACCTTTTCAAGTTCATCGGTGTTAATGTAGGCTGATACATTTATACCGTTACTTTGGCTTTTTATTTTCATTGATAAGTTGTTCTATTAGAGGTACTCCTTTCTTTTCTGCCTCCTTGGCCTCCGTCTCATCCATTTTAAGATAGTTTACCCTCAACCAATTAACTGAATCTACCATATCTTTCAATGAGGAGGTCAGCTTCTGAAAACGTTCAAAAGTTTTGTCGTCTCCATTTAGGTCAAGGGTAATACTGTTCAACGAGGCTGATAGCTCATTAATCTTTCTGTTTAAAGCAAAGAATAAGGCATACATCCCATCTTGCTTGTATAATTGAAGTTCTTCTTTTAGGGATTCTAATTCTGACATATGGTTACCTTAATTGGTTCTTGTTCTTGTACTAAGAATATAGAAAGTTTTTCCTCTAATAATGCATCGTAAATATTATCTATCTCGCTTTCATCTAGTGGTTCTTTTATATCTTTTATGATATAATATCCTTTTGCGTGTGGTGGGGTTAAATCATGAGCAAGTTCTAAAATATCATTATAACTTGAACCAAAACAAATTACCTCATCATATTTGTCAAAGAATATGATTACACCAGAGGTATAGAAATTTTCTGACTCAAGTTTTTTTATATTCTTAATGTCAGCTAACAAACTATGGGCGTTTAATGAATTAATTATTATGGCACGACTCATGCCCAAATTTAGCATATTAACTCAATATGCCAAGTACATCTTCCTTAGATAATCTTATGGCTCTTTTTTCTTCGTTTTTAAAATGATAAACCATTTCATAATCAGAATACTTATAACATAAAACTCTATCTCCTTTTTTTACTTCTGGGAAATCTGATGGAGCAGAAACTATCTCAAACTCGTAGTCCTCTGTCATTTCAAATGGCTGAAACATTGTGCTTTTAATTTTCTTAGGAATCCTTTTGGCTATGCAGTTCCCATTAAGAGGAGTTAGCTCTCCTGTCTCCTTATTAATCTTTGCATACACGGTGCCATCCCAATAGGCAGCTACTATGTCATACATTTGTTCATGGTCTCTTTCAATAATCAAGGCCTCATTGTCTAAACAATTGTGATGCAAAATAAGCATATCCCCAATTTCTATGTTGGTTACATCCTTACCCACGCTTAATACCTCGCAAACAACTGGATTAATTTCCCTATTGTTTTCTCCGTATTTTCTTCCAATGTAAAGTCTTAGGGTTTCTCCGTTTTCTAACTTAACCTCGTGCGTTTCTTTTTGCTCTTTGTAGCTTTTAACTACGAGCATTTTTCTGCGTGCTTTCATTTGTGTGTTGTGTGTTTTATTTTTTAGATGAGCTACCGTCTTTTCCGTTCCTTGCTCTGTTAGCTGCTTGGCTTTCTTTTACTAGCTTACCAGATTTAGTATGAGACATATCCTTACCATCTCCATTGCCATAAGTACCAGCTTGCCTATTTGCCTTGTTCAATCTAACCCTATATTTTTTTCTTTCAGGTGTAGCGTGATACGAAGTATTGTAAGCATTTTTTCTCTTACGAGCTTCTGGGTTCTTTTGGAAATAAATGGCTGATTTAGATTTGCCTTTCATTATTTCTTTTTATAGGTAGTACTAACTGCGGCCATTTTAGCTTGTTGTTTAACTGGGATTTCTTTTTTACCCATTTCGCCTTCACCTACCTTGTATCCAAAACCAACATTAGTTCCTTTTTTAGGTTCTACAAATTTTTTAGCAGGTTGTTTAACTTTAATTTTTATCTGTGCCATATTATGATTTTTTATGTTTACTTGCGAATGATTTTGCTGCTGCAACTGAACCAAATCCCCAAGCCTTTAAGGCTAAGGCTTTTCTTGTTGGCTCTCCATTTGGCTTTTTCATAGGGCCTGCCATTGCAGAAAAACGAGCAGCAAAAGAAACCCTACGAGGATTAACCCCAGACTTAACAGGTGCCTTTAAATTACCACCGTGAGCCTTATTATAAGAGGCTCTTCCTTTTGCGTTTAACCCGCCTTTAGGATTCTTACCTTCTTTTCTTTGCCAAGCTTCTGACATTATTTTTTAATTTGATTCTTTAATGCTTGTTTAGCTTTTTCTTCTAAGGCCTTTTCAGCAGCCTTAGATTTAACCAATAACTCTTTTTCAACAGAGGGCTGAAATTCACCCTTGTCTTCTTCTCTTTTTTTAACTTTAATCTTTGCCATTAATCTCTAAATTTTTCATCATCTATTGCAATCTTGCTTCTTAATTTATCTATTTCATTCTTGTCAAGTTTAAAATTCATTCTTGACATTTCATTTTTCTTTTCATTCAAATTTTTATCCTCTGTTGCCCTCATAGCATTTCTAACTGTTTGATATGCATTAGAGCCTTTAAAGTTTTTTTCTTTTGGATTCCAATCATACACATCCGTATAATAAACAGTATTTGGATTCTTTTCATCATGCCAATATCTTCCTCTTCCTATTGTAGAAGCTAATTTAAAACCGGGGTTAGTTCCACTTTGGAAAGCACCTTCTAATAAATTTAATTTACCCCTATTAAACCAACTTTCATAATTCTCAGAACTTCCATGTCCAAGATTACCATAATCAGCGTACTCTGTTCCACCATCTTTTTTGCCTGTCCTTTTTATAGCATTTTGTATTACATCATATAATAATACTTTTTCATTATCACTTAAGGAACTCTCACTCATTCTAGCATCTCCTGTTATTGCTTTTGCTGCCGCTTGTGATACATTTTTTGGTGCAGGAAAAACAGCCCTAAAATTATCAGCAAATCTAGAATCAACCTTTTTATATGGGTTTGCATCTTTAGATTTATTCTTATTATCTTTAGTCTTAATCTTTGCCATATACAAATATACTATTTATATTTATTAATTAAATCTTCAAGTTCAGTTCTATCCCATTTCTTAATCTTATTGTTTACATACATAGACTCAAGTTTAGCTACCGCCCTCTCCCCTATCTTCTTTACAAGACCTACCCTATACATTACCTGATTGCCGTGTAGGTATAGGTTACATCCTGCACATTGTAGGTTTACATTCCATTCGTGGAATCTTAGGGCACTAGATTGTTTAACACTTATCCAATGACCTGCTTGGTTAGCCTTATCTGAACCACAGCTGATACATACCATACCTGCATCACGGGTTCTTATGTATTTGTTAAAGACCTGTTGAGCATCCTTTATAAGTTTTGGTAAAGGTTTAGCTTTACCTACTGCCTTCTTTGGTGATGGCTTTTTCTTTGTTTTACTTTTTGGGACTTTTCTTCTAATCATCTAATTCGTTTAGGTTTTCTGGTAAGACTTGTTTTTCAAATTCTATTTCAGCTGAACTCTTTTTATGGACTGTGTCGTTGTATTTGGCATCGTGTAGATAGTCAAGCTTATGAGTTAGCATAAACTTAACCACTCCTATTTGGACTATAGATTCGTGCTTCTCACAATACCCAAAGGTTATTTCATCTACCTTTAGGCATTTAGATACCTGCTTATTACAGATGTAGCATATTATCATATTATTTGTCTTTATAAATTTTGTGCAATATTAACACAATTAAAAAGGCTAACCATACCATAAATATAATTATTAAGAAAGAATATATACCAACCATTAAATTGTCGTTCATTTTATGTTTGTATTTTTAAAATAGCTAATAGATTCAAGTATTAGGTTTGTTACAAAGTTGCCTAATAAGATAACTACAATGTAGAAGAAGAAAAAGATATAGACAAAAATAACAGCTGCTAGTTTTAGGTATTTCATAAGGTACTATTTGTGGTGTAATTAGGATGTATGTCTATGGTCTCTGGGTTGCTTTCTATGATAAAACAAATGGTATCTATTACTGATTTGTTTAAAGCTGGTAGATGTCCTTCTGTATCATAGTCCTCCAAAAAGTCTTGGTAAAGGTCAGCTATCTTTTCTTTATTTAGTTTCATGGTCAATTATTTTATTTTCAATTGTTTTATAGGTAGAAATAGTCTGCATCATGCCATTGAAGCTGGCGTCAAATACTCTTGTATCTTCATACCATTTAGCCCTATTCTTACCATACATCTTTCCGGGGTTTATAAAATACATATCCGTTCCCGCTTTTCTTCCTATAAACTTTTTATCTAATAGGTCTTCTATTCCCCTATATATAGTTGGTCTACCTGTTACCCCAAAGCTGGCCATCAGCTCTGGCACATTTAGCCTAACTACATCGTTATGCAATTCACTAAAAATATAGCTAATTATTTTTACGGCCATAGAATTAAGATTACGGAAGTCCTCATAGGCATTTGGGTATATTCTTATATGGTCTTCCATATCCCTTCTCTTCATTGTAAGCTCAGCTGTCTTTACGCTTACCTCTCCAAGCCTAGGAAAATACCCCGGCTCTACCCTAAATGGGTTATGCTCATAGGTTGCATAGTTGGTTATTTTCATATAGCAAATATAATAATTATTATTACAAATAACAAATATTATTACATATTATTTTATATGACATTGTAACGTTTTTTGTTACAATAGGTATAAAATTGTAACATTTATTGTTACACTCTTTCACTACAGGACTGCGTTTGAGGGGTGTTGCAGTAATGTATTACTATCTAGGCGACCAAAGGGAGACGACGATAGACTGGAATAGTGTTTTATTAGCTGAATAGATACTAATATGGCAAAGTCCGTTTAAAGGCACTTTTAAGCCTTAAAATTGGAGTTTAATCATATATAGGTGGTATTGTATGGGTAGGGTGGAGAAACGAGCATTGGCGACCGGGTGGGGTGGGAATATGGTAGATATGGTTGTGGTATGGAGACTCATTTCAACGGCAGATCGGGTGGGTGGGGTGCAAATTAACTAACTATTGACTGGGTACATTGATAATCAAAGGTTTATACATTACAAAAATATTTTAACTACTAATTGCAAAGACAAAGACAATCTAATTGATTTATTAAATTTAAAATTATAGCTAGGTATTGATAGGTATAAAGGATAGTGTTTCTTACATTAAACTAATTAAGTACATCCATTAAACTAATAAACGATAAAATATTAATATCAATTCACATCTACTAATTTTTTCTAATGGCTATCTTTTTAATATTGTTTTTTTATCTTAATATTTTTATCCTTCGTTTATACTTTTATACCTTGTTTTTTTATATCCTTTTATAGTTTATATCCTTTTAAATTTAGATATTATTTTTTAAAAATATCATTTTACTGTTTGTTCACATTATAATTTTTTATTATATATTGATCAATTTTCTAATTTATTAAATTATTGATAATCAATACATTAATTTTTTAGTTGTTAATGGATTGTTAAAATATCCTAAAAATAAAAAATAGATTTGGATGATATTGTGGACAATTACTAAATTGCATTCAAATAGCTGCAAAGCTGTTTTAGTTCTTTCAATTCATTAACATTAAAAAACATTAACAATGTCAAACAACAATGAACTTGTTTTAGCTACAAGTAAAAAAGCTAGTAAAGTAACTAAAGTTATCAATGTATCTAAGAAGGGCATTTCAATTAGTGCGAAGGCATCCATTGAAGCACCTAAAAAAGAAACTACTAAAAAAGCACCTTTGTACCTTAAAGAAGGTATTAAGGGCAAACAATTAGTAAGTGCTAAAATAGATACTAATAACGAGCATAAGAAAGATGCAAAAAGTATATCATATTGTATTAAAAGATTATTACAATTTGATACGAATTTCTTGCAATCTTTCGCTAACTACAAAAGTGAAGATATTACACCTAAAAATTTACTTTCTATGTTGAAAGAAAATGAAGGTCAAAAAGGTTTTAGTGTTTGGTTAGTTATGCAATTAGTTACTAGATATTATAAAAATTTATAATATTTTATACCTTATTACTATCTTGAAAATAAAGATAGGTCAAAATTGAATTTTGGTAAGGTATCAATATACTATCTAAAAAAAGGTTTTAAGATAGTGCAATTTAGGTACATAAAAGCGAAATGCTTATCTGCGAAATGCAGATACCTACATTAAGAAAACCGAGACTCTTTGAAATTATTGAAATACCGAAAATTGCAGTAGGTATAAACGCACTATTCAAAAGATAGATAAAGGCAAAAGTATGTCCACCTAACAAGGGGACAAATAACTATTTTGCTACTTTTTTATACTAAGTTTTCAAGTTATAAAATTAAATAAAAGTAGATTAAGCGGATACGCATACGCTGACCCATTGACCAAAACAATGGCTAATATATGCCTATGATGTGAAAGCATCGCAAGATTGGAAGCAACACATAGAACAAGACAAAGTAAGACAAGTAAGTAATACACCTAAGAAGGGAGGCCCTGGCGATGGGGCTTCCTTTCTTTTTTATATCGGTCAAGCCGTAATATTCAATTATACATATAAGCTAACTTGAGCCGACAAGTAAAAATGGCATTAAACAGTTATGAGAAAGATAAATGCAATCATTGGCGTATTAGCAATATACGCCCTAATTATGGGACTATGGGTGCTGATTAAACAGCCATTCCTTTATCAAACAAATCAAAATGTATTTATGGCTATGTTTGGAATTGGAATGATTATGACCTATTTATTTATTCAATTAGAAAAAAGTAAATAAGTTATGACACACATTACAAAGGTAATTGCCAATGGCAAACCAAAAAGAAAGCGTATCACCACCTACGACAAGATGGTAGACATCCATATCCAAATGGGTGCAACAAGACAAGAGGCCCAAAACCAGATCCGTAAGGTGATGGAGAAAATTGCCTATCAATCACAATTAAAATTTGAGTATGCTTAAAATTATTTACGACCTACTTGTTAGGAATAACATAGTAGTAAGAGAGACGTCAGAAGCCGACTATTGGGCTGAGGTAGATTCCGAAATAATAATAAACGATTTCTACCACATTCAAATAGGAGACAAGTATTTAATGTTATGGGAATGTGTTCCTAATGTAATGTCTCATAGGGTACTTTACGAGGTTGCACTGGACAAGATAGACAATTCAAGAAAAGTACACCAATTTATTAACAAGGTAAAAACAATTTACAAATCCTCAGCTGATGACCTATACGATTATTCAGCTGAATAAATAATTAATTATGAAAAAATATAATGTTGAAGTGATTAAAATAAAAACATACAAAGTAATGGTTGATATAGAAGCTAATGATATCATTGAAGCAAGAGAAAATGCTTTAAAGTATGCAAATGAAACTGAATTAGTATACAAAGTTCCATTAACTTTTGATGTTGAATACAAATGTATTAATATGCCGTATGAAATAAATCGTTTTGGAAACCCAATTAAATAAAAACATATGCCTAAACCACAATACCACCTACTATTAGATAGGTCAGAATATAAGAGTTATCATATTAGTAAGTTAGAACCTAAGTTAGAAGCCTTTGCCAAATCAGAGGGAGAGAAAGACTTTCGCAAGACATCTATCGTCTCCATAGAAGAAGCCAACGACTATATGTTACAAGAATGTTGGATAGAAGATGGCAAGTACAATGGGCGAAGGGCAACCAACATACATTGGTACAATGAAGGACTTTATATTATAGAAACTAAATAAACAATTATGCAAGTAGTAATTATTACAAAAGGACTTGAATACATAGATGCATTCAGATGTCCATCAGATTTCTTTTTTGATAGAGATATTAAGGGTTGGGCTGCTAACTATGTTATAGATAATAACGATGAAATGATTGACATAGAATATTATGAAAATGGTGATATTATTCATAATGATAAGTACCAAACCATAATGATAACTGGAGACAATGGTATTATAACATTCAATTATCAAATTAAATCAATATAAGCCTATGGAACAAACCAAATGTGTAAGATGTGGACAAAATATGCCACTACTTAGACTCACAAAATGCGGCTACTCGTATTGCTTGGAATGTAGCAATACACCTAGAGTCGGCTGTGCACCTATTACCAACCACAAAACTGGCAACACTATCCAGATCCTACCAAGGGAACTAGCTGATAGGATTGTACGCTCAGCTCAAAGGCAAGGGTATGGTGTATGTAAGGGGATGAAGTCATCCTTTTAAACTTTAACATTTCATTAGGAATTTGCATCTTAATTTTGTAAACTAAACCTTAAACTATGGAGACACTACTCCACCTAGTCGG